TCTCCATGACGATCAATATTATCAAGGGTCGCAAACCCCGAAACAGTGCGTTTTTCCTTGTTGACTTTAGCGATAGGAAATGCTAGATTAACTTTTTTTTCGCTATTGTTCCATGAAACTTTGTTAATTTCCATTTGTTTAAATGTTAACATTAAATTTTGTCAAATCAAAATTTAAGGTGTTTTCCTACCTTCACCTTTAGGATTTCTATCCCCATGAGTATCAGAAGCGTTAGCAGTACGCTGACCATCTCTAACTCTTGTTTGCCCTGCCTGTGCATTTTCTTCTGCTGCTGCCGCAGCACCAATCTTAACAGGCTCATCTCCACCCGCACGCGGAGGAAGATTCTTTCTAACACGAACCTCGTTAGGAGCAATGACTTGCATACGAAGATACACTTCATCAATCTTACTTTGAGTTATTTCATCAGTAAGTGTAAGTTCATTAAACTGAAGAGTGAAAGCATCAGTAAATTCACGAATAATCATGTTTATTTTTTGTTCAAGTTCATCTTGTGCTGGGCGAGTAACTTGCTCTTTAAAAGTTTTATCTGCTGCCGCTGCTGCGGCAAGGCCACCAACGTCTACACCACCAATTTTAGTTACAGGAACACTATGTGCAGTCAAAATCCTGTCACGATTCTCAGATGTGTAATTTTTAAATGAAGAATCTTGAATTCCTGCTTCAACTGGTTCCATTTTAAACTCTACGCGAGAATTTTCACCATCTGATGGCAAAGGAATGTATAAGGTACGATGATTTCTTCCTTTTAACCCAGTTTGGAAAAATTCAAGAAGTTTTCTTTCAGAATCAGCACTTAGTTTAGCACCTTTTACTGTAATAATGTATCTAGGTACTGCTTTATTCTCAAAATAGTCGAGATTGAATCTAGAAGCAAATTCGTCGCCTGCAATTGCATTTTTAGCAGATAAAATATCTGGAACTCCATAATAAGTGTTTGTTGGAGTATATTTTTTAAAATGAATTACTTCGTTTGGCGTAGGATCTGTACCAATTTGATCTTCAGTGTTGATATCACCAAAATTTCTGAAAAAAGTATAACGATTGTAAACAACTTGAACAAAACCATCGCGGTGACGACGAATTCTCATAGTTGTAGTTGGAATATGACCAATATAGCCAATTTTTCCTGAAGAAGTGCGACCAATTTCTAGATAACCGTTACCTGTTACTTCATAATCGGTATAGATTTTCTTCATAATACGAAGAAAACTGTCATCAGAGTTCATAGATTCTAAATAATCAGTTAATTCACGTTTTGCTTTAGCAATTCTGCGACGTACTTTATCTAATTTAACAGCATCATCAAGCACATCTTCAATTTTATCTAACATTTTTTGAGTTTCTTCAAAATGATAACCTAATCCTACAACATTTGCACATTTTGCATTAACAGCAGAATGATGAAATGGAGAAATATCATAAAGTTGTGCCAAATACATAACATTGTATGGAGGTTGAACAATTTGAAAAAGGGAATAACCTGTAAGATCAAGAGGGTCAAGTTTTTTTGATTTTGCATCTCCACGACCAGTATATGCTTTCTCTAAACGATTTGCTTTTTTCCTAAAGTTAGGACTTAAACCATCAATTTTAGATAATTCTTCCCAATTTTTAGAAAATGGATCTTCAAAAGAATTTTCAGATATAAATGAATCTTTACTAGAACCACCAGTAGAAATTTTAATTAAATTAGTATCGTCATCATCAAAATCGTCAACAGGAAATAAGGACATTAGATAAGCCCCATTTTCTTTTTCTGAATAAGGTCTTCTTTGATGGCGGGAACGTCTAACTCATCAGGAATCAGACCCCATTCTAACCTTTGCTTCTGTTCTTCATATTCATCAGAAGTAACTTGTCGATGACCACCCATCCACATAGGCTTACCCTCTTCAACACCCATATCTTTTGCAAACTGTTTTAAAGCATTAATCTTACGCATATCACCTTTCATTGAAGCAATATTCATATGATTACCATCTTCATCAGTTACAAGCGAGCCGTCAGGCATTTGCCATAAATAAAGGCCGTAAGAAACTTCTTCCACTACAGTCATTTTAGTTTTATTTGGAATCATGACACAATACTACCATTAAAATGCCAAAATTGGTAATTTTTAACCAAGTTTGAACGCACAAGCAGTAGTTACGCGATCTAAATACCAGTTCGGCTGCCATTTTGTATTCGCAGAAGAGTCAGATGTTGTTAAAGCACTAGTAAGTGGCACCTGTAAAGTATAGTTTCCAACATAATTTAAATATCTAGATAAGGCAAAATTTGAATTTACAGAACTTGTCCAAATCGATGGGTAACCAATTGACCCATGCATGTGTTGAGTTGAAACAGAACCACTTAAAAACATAACGCTAGAACTATAAGAAGATATAAAATCACAAACTATATGATAGTGTTGACCTACGACAGGAACAAAACCGTTGTTTGAAATAGAATTACCATTAAGATAAACATTGCAATTGCTAAATTGCAAACTACCCGTTGTGCCAATTGACACATTAGGTCCATTTGACCCTAAAGAAAATATATTATTAACTCTTCCAGAATCAATTGAATTAAACCTTACCCAGAAATCTACTCCATAAAAATTATAGGTACTGGATGTTGGTGAAATTTGAGCATAGCCCTGTATACTTCCAGAAGAATTTTTATTAAATTTTATTCCAAAATTATCTTTTCTAAAAAGTATCGGTTGGTCCATTCTCTGTATATTGAACGGATGCTCCCCCGCAGAATTTGTTTTATAATTTAATTCAAATTTATTATTTTCTGAAAAAAATGATAAATCATCATACAAACTTATATCTAAGTTATTAAAAGATTGTGTATTTTTTTCTAATGTATATTCAGTAGGAATTGTTACCTTTAAATAAACATTATTATTGAGATCACCATAAATTAAACCGGGTATTTGTGAACCTTTAGTTAAAGTACTCCAAGTGTTTCCTTTATCAACAGATGTTTGAACTAAACAATTATCCATTCCATCCCATGAGATTTTACTAGAAATAATTTCATTATTATAGGCAGACGTATGTATATTTTTTATCCAGTATCCAATTTGAGATATTGTTAAATTAGAAGTAAGTCTTGCTAGAAATTTTTGATTTACAGAATAATCAAAACCGACGCCGTTGTTCCATGAAAGATTTCCTAAATAATCAGATATTCCAAAATTTTTTATTTGTGAATCTGAAGATGCAGAATTCAACATCAAGCAGTTTCCAATTTCTAGTTGTGTACTATCTCTTATCAATACAGGAGTAATAGTAGAAACAGTAGATGCAGTAGTTGAACCTCCTGATCCCCAATAACTTATCAAACTTGAACTATCAAAGGTCACACCCATATAATATGTTGTTGCAGATGCTGTTGCCCAAACTATATTTGTTAAAACAGTTGATGCAGAAGTATCAAAATTATAAGAATTTACAGAAAATCCGGCTGTATCATAAAATCCATAAATTAAATTATTAGTATTATTATCTAAAAATGAAAATAAATAAACAGAACTAGAAGTATTTCTTATTGATTGAGATGTCAATGTAAACGTGGAATTATTTCCTACTAATTCTCCAAAATTATTTATAACTAATGATCCATAATTATTTATTTTTGCTCCGTTTGAAGAAAAAATAACACTTGAAGATACCAAAGATTTATCATTTAATTCTAAATCTTTGATTCTTTTTGGCATTATTCCAAATTTTTCATCAATAATTAAATTACTTATATATGAAAAATTATCAAAATTTTTTCCACTTAAAGATTCATAATGTAATGTGTGATAATCTTTTTCAGAAATATCAAAATAAGAAAGACCTAATTGTCTAGTCAATATTGTAGGTTTTTCGTTATGAAAAGCCCATAATACTCTTTTCCTTTTTTGCTCCATACTTAATGGATAATCATAAAAAGCAAGATCGCTTATTACAAACCCCGTACCAGAATTTGAAGTTAAACTTGTTTTATCTATAACAAACGTACCGGATGGTTTTGAGGGGAAAGAGTTATTTATAACCTCGCCACTTGAACCCATTTCTCCATTTACAAATATTGATATTTTTTTATCTCTATAGGAAGCAACTATATAGAAAGGAACATTTAAGTTCCTAATTGGTATATATGCATCAGTATTACTATCACCGTTTATAGAAAACCTAAACGTATTATTATCATAATTATAATAAATAGATCCAATTTCTGAGGAACCGTTCATTATTTGCAATATTTTTAATTTATTACTAGAAAAATATTGTGTTGCAGTTGAAGCATTTTTAAGATATCCAGAACCATCTAGCATATTCTGAAAAGAAAGCCAAAACTCTATATCGAATACGGCATCTTCATAGTTTTTATGAAAAGCATCATAAGTGTTTGAAATTGAAACAGAGGCATTGTTTGCATATGAAACTTGAAGGGCACATGCACTATTTGCAGTTAAAGGTAAAGGAGAGTATGAGAAATTTATTCCACTAAAATTACCACCAGTAGGATTACTATTAAGTTTCCAGTAATCTAATGGTCTATCTCCTTGCACTAAAAGTGAGTATGACAAAATGCCTGCCTTTTATTTTTAATTATAGCATTTAGGCTGAGATGTCTACTACTTCACAAGCCCCATCAGCGGCACAAGCGAGGGATTGTGTTCCAGAAGTACCGTCTTCCGTTTCATACATCGGAAGAAGATTCCACTGAATAGTCTTTGGCATCTCTTTAACAGCCTTATCATA